CGCCAGCGGACTTAGTATGCACCGCCTCTACATAGTATGCAATTTGAATTACACTACCTACCATGTCTTGTGTGAAAAGGTCTTTGGTGGATGTGATCGTATCACCATTAACAGTTAATGTGTGTCCATTATCCGTGTTGATTTCATCGTAAGGTTGTTCAGTCAGTTTGTAAGCACTCAACCGCCAGTCAGTATCACTATATCGTGATAGCGTTTGAATAGGGTACTTACCACTACAAATGAACATTACATCGCCACTTTGGATGCAGTTTAATTCGCCTACAACGTCCGCCTCAAATGGTGTCGCTACTTCAACATTTGTATACACACCATTTCGCCACACCCTAACATATCTATCACCAAATTCAAGCATGAACGATTGGTTCTTATTGGTGGTAAATTCAAACAGTCTAACAGGTTTATCGTTGTATTTAGCATATCCGATAAACTGTGAACCTTGCCTACGTGCTACCGCACCATAAGGTCTAATAACCGCATTTTCAGCAAGTAGTAATGCACTTTTATATTGTTCAAGGTCAAATCTACTAGATACATCTGGCGATACTTCGCCAGTAGTAAATGCGACTTGTCCGATATACATAGGTTGCATATCACCAACTCCTTGATTTCAAATAGCTAGATACATAAGGCATATCTAATCTGCGTTCCTTTGCGCTCATAGATTTTGCCTCTTGTAATGCTGCTTGATACAGTTTGTATGATTGGTCAAACAAACCACTATTACCAGTTAGTGGCATTGCTAAATCAGATGCCATCTTACACACCAATGCTTTAACGAATATAGGGTTCATTACATCAGCATCGGTAATATCGTACACATAATCAATGTGCATCAAAGGTACATCAGATACGATGTACTTTGTATTGTTATCAGTCAAATAAACATCATATTCACGTTGCTTTTCCGCTCGGTATCGTTCACCCTGTGGAATTACCGCAAGGATGCGAACACACTTTTCAGGGTAAGCATACACATAATCCCAACCATCAATCTTGTGTTCAGATAGTACCGCACGTTCACGCTTTCGTGCAAAGTTCCATTCAAACTGTTCCAACAATACTCTACGTGTTAGATCATAATGCAATCTACATTGTCTAGCAGGTTCTGTTTCTTCCGTCATAGAACGGATGCGACCTGCATTGATAAGCGATAATGCTTGATTGCAAATATCAGTAGGTGTCATTTGTTCCACCTTTCTATAAAAAAAGAGGGATGCATAAGCACCCCTCGTTCAATTATTCAGCAGTTTCTTCCGCTTTCTTACCACGTTTCTTTGGTGTAGGTTCTGCCTCTTCGACTTCCTCTACTTCTGCGACTTCTTCTGCACCAACAGTTTCAAACAAATCTTTGAAGTAGTCTTTATCGTATTCAGCTACTTCTTCTTTTGTAAATTCAACTGTTGTTCCCTCTTCAATTAAACCCTTTGTATTGTGATACAAAGTTACTTTTGCAATATATTCCATGTTAGCCACCTTATTTAATATTAATGCCACTTGTTAAGAATGCGGAGATTTGACCGCCAGTCATATTATTAGCGTTTACTTTGATGTATTTCTTAGCACCATTAGCTAAACGCACTTTGTATTCTGTACCAGCTGGAGCATTAGCAGCCATAGTAATGCCATGTAATAATACCGCATTAGCCATGTTTTCAGTATCAGATGTATACACATTAAATAAAGGTGTGCCTGTTACTGTTTTGTCGATACGAATTACAAGGAATAAGTTAGGGTCAGCATCGCCACCATTACCATTCATCACTACATCGGAGTTAGTGTTTGTTGTAATGTCTTTTTTGAAAAAGAATGTATTTTGAGTATCAATAATCATATATATTTATCCCCCTATTAATTAAGCAGTAACTCGTGCTTCTGTGGAAAGCAATGCATCGATTTTACGTACTGGAATACCATTAGCACGTGTAACCATTTTGCCCATTTCCATATCTTCTGTAATTGTAGAACCATGCACTTTGTTCTTTTGCAAACGTAAGAATGTACGCAATTCTTGGTTCATGTACCATACAGGACGGCAGCCAGTAAGAGATTGCATTTTTTCTTCTGCACGGATCATCAAGTTAATTAAGTTAGGACCTGCGGAAATATCCTCTTTAATAGATTTCATATCAATATTAGCGATACGTACTACATAGCGCCAATCACGAACACACAAACCGATGTTTTGTTCAAAGTGAGTACGATATGCCTCAAACAAAGAACCATCAGGTTTAGTGATTGTAGTTTTGCCTTTATCTTCTTGTTGCAAGCCAGCCTCTGTACCACGTGGATAAATACCATGTACAGTAAGAGGACCCCAACCTACAAGCCACATAGATGCAAGGTTTGCAGTACCGCCAGCATCGATAATGTTTTTAGCGCTATCAGCTTTCTTAGGGTCTAATGTATTAAAACGTGCGGATAAGCCAACAAACTTTTCAGGAGTGCTTTCATCACCATAGAAAAGTGTACGTGCGATTTCTTGACCCATAGCCTCAACGAATGCAGCATCTTCTGTAGCACGGAACGCTACAGGGTCATTAGACAACTTAACCAACTTAGCATCTACTTCGGAGTAAGCCTCTAACATACCGCAAGTATCGGTAATTTGTTTTGTAGTAGATTTAGATGGTTGTACACCGCCATAAAGCATCCGCCATGTAGCATCAGGCAAGCCAGTACGTACAGTTGTTTTGTTAGATGTACCATCATTACATTCAATCATTGTCATATCTTGAATGATTTCGTTAGATTGGTTTAATTGTTCGATGATTTGCGCAACTTTTCCGTTAGGATCCATGCGCTTTTGCAAATCAATTAAAGTAGGGTTTTGTGTTCCGATTGTAGCCATAAATTATTTTCTCCTTTTATTTGAACATACTCGGATATAAGTTTCTTCTGATTGCATCTTCTGACTGTGTACCACCAGTTGGTTGACCGCCACCAGCGTTATTATCTTCACCAGCCATATCAGCGATTTTCTCAAACATTTGGATAACTTCAATACGATTACCCAAGCCGTTTTCAGCTAAAATTTCACGAATGTTAGGAATTGTTTTTTCGATTAACTCCATACCAGCCGCTGCCTTTTGTACAGTTGCATCATATTTACTTCCTAACACCTCTTCTGTGTGTTTTTTGTACCCCTCATACTGTTCAATCAAAGCCTCTTGTCTTTTAGTTTCGTAAGCGGTTACAAGGTCTGTAGCATACTTATTACCAAACTTAGCCATCTCGACTGCTTGTTCTTGTGTAGCACCTACGCTATTGAGTAGCTTAGAAAAGTCAGCTGCGATTGTTTGGTCTACTTCGCCACTATCAAATGCTTTCGTAAAGTCATATACAGTAGGTTCTACAGGTGGTTCTTGGTTGCTGCTTGTGTCAGCACTACCACCTAAGATTGTGTCTTGGGTATTTGTATCGTTATCCGTAGTAGGTGTACTACTATCTGCACTCGTTGTGTTATCATTCGTGCCTTGCGTTAAATCTTCTGCCATAGTTATTCACCTTTTTCCTCTAAATCTTTAAATAGTTTTTGTTGATTGATATATTCAAGTTGTGCTTGATGGTATTTAAGTACACCCTCAACACCATCACCAATACTTCCTAAATCATTCATATAGGTTAACCCTACTTTTCGTTTGCCCTCATTGAAGAATGTTTCAGAATTACCTGTGAATGATTGTTTCAAAATATTGGTTCGGTCTAAAAGCCTACAAAAAAACCACCTACCAAGTTCAGTACTTAGTACGTGGTTAAGTGCATCAATATCACGATCACGAATATATTCTTGTTTAGTTTTCATCTACACACCCATGCCCATTAACTGTTGCATTACTGGGTTTCCGTCATTGGCTGCATCTGTTGCTTGTTTAGCAGCACCAGCCATTTGAGGTGCCAGTTGTGCCATTTGCATTGCTTGTGCTTGTTCTTCTTGCTCTTGTTGTGCTTGTTGTTGTTGTTCCATGATTTGTTGATAATCATCATTGGAACGGATAACCCTAGCCGGTACACCAAGGTTTACACCATAAATGTCCGCCGCCTCTTCAAAGTTAAACTTTTGAACGATGTTAGCATTGCCCTGTGCTAATGACATTATGAAAGCATAGTACTGTTCAATATTCACCAAAGATGACATTTTCTGTGCTTGTGCTAATGGAGATATGTATTCAATCTTTACATCCATACCATTTAGCATTTCAGCAGTTTGTTCATCAATAGGTGGAAATATTCCAGCCCTATCTAGGATGCCATAAGTACGTTCAATGATTGGGTTTAAAAACTCACTTTGTAAGCGTTCAACTACAGGGCCTAACTGTTGCATTTTTTCTTGTGTACGCTCCATAACTTCACGTGCGGTCATTTGTCCGCTATCGATGTTATCAAGCATCAAGAATAAGTCAGCGCTATAGGCACGTTTAATGCTTTCAGATACAAACTGTATCTTAGCTTGTACGTTTGCAACATCAATACCTACATTGAATATCGGTTCAACCTTACCGCCAGTATCAACTTCCGTTACACCGCCCGGAAATAGATTTACACTACCAATCACATCAGATGTAGCACTCATAGGTGGTTTAATACCTAATTCAATAGCCGTTACTAAATCTTTCTCTAAAAGTTGTAACATCTGTGCATCGGACTGTGCGAACCATGCACATCCTTTACCATAACCACTTAGATCATGTGTGGTATGTCTAGCAATAGGAATAGACCATTCCTCAAAGCCACTATGTCTTAGTACTTCATCGGAGTTGCTCCCCTCTATCCAATAGATAGATGAGTAAGGCATATTCTTATTACCTAGTTTTCCGTTACGGTCTTTGTTAGGTGTTACCAACCAACACACAACATGAGTTGTTGCATTACCTTTGCCATCGTCATATTCACGTTTGACTTGTTCAGTACAAGCATCATAACCAAACTCTTCAACAAGCTGGTCTGCGGTCATGCGGTATTTTCTACCAAAGGTGTTTACCTCACCATTACTGCCACACTCTAATGCATATGTACCGATAGGGTAAGATGTGAACCTTACACCAAATTTAGGGTCAGGCATGATAGACATAGGTGCTTGACCAAATGGTAACTCCATATAGGCTTGATGCACTACGTTATAGAAATTTGACTTAGCAAATACTGCATAGAGTATTTCTTCACGTTCATCAAGTACCTTACTAACATCACTATTAGCTGCTAGGTCAGTATTCTCTAATGTCAGCTTAAACCACTTACGACTAGGTGGTGTCATGCCACTCATTACACCTGATGCGAATATTTGGCAACTTTCCCAAGCCACACCATTATTTATTTTGTCGGTGTAGACTTTCGATTGGTCTTGTTCATCATCAAATAGTCCAAGGAAAGGTAGTTGATAATCTCGAATATCTTTCCACTTAGCAACGTACTTTTGACGATTGTTGAACATGGCATTAAACTTTGCCTTAATCTTCGTGTAATCACGTTTCTTAGGCATCGCATTTGTCGGTTGTCTAGCAAGCGTTGATAGGATAGTTCCTTGCATCATTAACCCCCTAATGTGTTCTTAGTGCCAGTTGTTGCCGTGGAAAGAATTGTACTTTCATAACCACGTTTGCCCTTACGTTTCTTTGCATACCAATCTTCACCAGTCATTGTAGTTGCATCATCTGTTTGTACAGTTGGTGCTGGTGCTGGCATTGGTGTGTCAGGCATCTTATTTTTCATGCACATTTAATCACCCCTTATCGTTTAAATGGATCATACTCTGTATTAGCATGAACCATACTCCCTACATTCACTTTTTTATTGACCCTGAACGCAAAGGTCAAGGCTAATGCATCGCCTTTATTTGGAGATGGTAAGCCACGTTCTTTCATATCCTTTTTGCTTTCTAACTGTATTCGTCCATTCTTATCGATGATAGCCTCAGGACTTGTTATATCATCGTATAGACCTTGGTCATTAGGTGGAATAGAACCGCCCTCTTTTAGCCATTCTTTCATTTCGCCCCACATATACGCTCTCATGTTGAGATACATATCATTAGGTGCTTTACCACCAAAGGCAACTA